CCGATGAATTTTGTCGCCGTCAGATTCCCGAGGCGATCCAGCTTCATGATTGGCGAACTGGCGTTCCACGCGTGCGATGCGCCGCCGCCGCCAACCGCGTACCAGTTGAAACCACCGGCACCCGTACCGTAATCGTCAATGAAGTCGGCCTCGCCGAGACTCGTGGCATTCCATCCAAACTCGACACTGTTTCCGGGGATGGGATTCGGAGCTGAGCCGGAGTACAGCATCCATGTAGCAGAAACGCTGCTGCGTGAGGTCGAACCGATGGGCGTTGAGTCAATCGTCGAGGAGTTAATCGTCGAGTTGACGATCTTCTCGCCTGTGACCTTTGTCTGGGCGAACGCCGGTAGACTGGTCAGAATCACAGCCAGAATCGTTATGAGCGTTCTCTTCATTCTTAATCCTTGACGACATACGTGATGTCGCGGCGTAACTCGCCGGTGTCGATCAGCGGTTTATTTGATCCCTTTTCGGCGATCGTCGATGGCGCGTTGGGTGCCCATCCGTTGCTCGGATCGGTGAACCAGCGCTTCGCAGCATTCGCGCCGAGTGTGCCAGCCTTCACCAAATGCTCATGTGCGGCCTGCTCATCGCCTTCAAGTGTGGAATGCGCGGCCTGTTTCAGCTCAGCGGTGATGCGCTCTTTGTTTTCGGGGACGGCGATAGCGGGCTGAATCACCGGCCTGGCGGGGATACTGCGGAGCGCCGAGCCATTGGTGTGGATGTAGAGGAGCTGGGCGTTGGTGACTTCGCCGACGGTCCGGAGATCATTAGCCTGCGGTATTCCGACGTAAACTGCAGCCTTCTTCAGCTTTTCGAGCCGGGCACCAAATGCAGCCGCTCCGCTCTTGCGTGTGACGGATGCGGAAGCCTTCATGCGATCACCGAATGTACATCGAGCCGGAGCCGATCACCTTTGCAGTGGAGGCAAATAGCTGGCCGTAGCTGGTCAGCGTCCACGCAGCCCAGCCATCCAAGCCTTCTACGGCCTGGTAGCTGACGGAGACATCGCCGACGGACTTCGCGACCTGTGTGCCCTTCGCGAGTCCCTGCTGCGCTGCCTGAGCCGCAGTGGATGCCGGATTGCCATCGGTCTGCAGATACAAAGTCAGAAAATGAGCGATGAACCAGCCCATCGCGATCGTCCATGTCTCCTGATAACGAGCCTGCACGAGGCAAGCATTCGCCAGGGCGATGTAGGCGGAGAGGACCGCGTCGGGAACGATGGTCGTGAACTTCGGATACATGCCAAGGAAGTCCGTGGACGCGTAAGCCGGGTTCGTACCGTAGACCACATTCGCGGCTGCGTCGATAGCCGGACTCAGCCGCGAGTAGTAGGTCATGGGTTATTTCGCTTTCTTGTCGTCCTTGGCGAGAGAGGCTTTCGCTGCTTCGATCTCAGCCGCGACCTTCTCCTCGGCTTTCGCTTTTGCAGCTTCGGCCTCGGCCTTTGCATCCGCATCAGCCTGGTCGGCGTCCGCCTTTGCCTTTGCTTCAGCGTCGGCCTTCGCCTTGCTGGTATCCACCGGAGCGACCGGCACGAACTCCTGGATGGTGCCGTCCGCTGCCGCAAGCTTGAAGAGCTGCGTGCCACGGATGTGCTCAGGAGCAATCACCGGGTGCTGGGAGGGACGAAGAACGTAGTCCTTCTGTCCCGGCACCCGGAAGATGAGAGTTTGCTTGGACGTGATCTGCATTAGATCCCATCCAGGTAGAGTGCTGTGGTTGGGCGCTTCCAACGCACCTGACCCACGTTTGCGTGGTAGGTCGTCTCGTAACCACCGCTGTTGCGGCTGGTGGGCACGGTCAGCGCGATCTGCGGGGGCAACGCGACGGTCATGTCCAGTGCAGCGGGGTCGTTGCGGTACACAACCGAGCGAGCGGTTGCGCCGACACCCTGAGTGGCTACCCAGTCGTTGGGGAGAGGATTGATCTGGAACGGCGTGCCTGAAAGCGCTGCCGAGTTGTTCTCCTCCAGATACTTCTTCACGGAGATCGAGCCCGCAGTCGTCATCGGCTGCGACAGGACGGTGAAGACGCTCCAGGGAACGAGCTGGCGGTTGGGCATGCCCTCGCGCTGGTCGTAGCCGGAGGTGGAGAGCGCAGTCTCGATGCCGGTGTTCAGGTCAAGTAGCATCTCGACCGGGGTCTTTGACGCCCAGGTGGTGCCGCTGCTGGAGCCGGTTGCCGCGATCGTGGTCGCCGCAACTGCAGCGTTGTTCACGATGCCGGGCTGGCCGCCGCGTCCGAGGTACACAGTTTTATCCATGAACTTCTCGTAGCTGGAGTGGACGACGGTGTCGTACAGTTCCTGGAGCGAGAATGGCGGTGCCATGTTCGCGTCATTCGCCTGCTTCATCCTGTTTAGGTCGAGTATGGAAATGAAGAAGCCCTTGGACCAGAGGAAGTACTTCCAGGTGCCCTGCTGGATATCGACATCGACCATGCCGACTTCCGAGTTGTTGCTTCCCTGGGTGGCAGCGTCGCCGCCGGTCGGGTCGCCGTAGCTCAGGCTCCACGCATTGATGGAGTCCGCATAGCCGCCGCCGTAGCGGATGAAGATGTCGCGCTCATAGGTCTGAGCCTGGAGCGGGCGAGTGGGGATCGGATCGATCACCGAGAGGGAGGAAAGCAGGAACGCTTTGCCGCTGGGACCTGCTGCGTCGAACGCCCGCGCCTGCGAACTGGAGGTGCGCTTAATCATGATGTTGTTTCCTTTTCGAGGTGGGGGTTAGGCCGCGACGCGGTTGAGCATGGTGATCTCGGCGGAGTTGCTGCTATCCATCGAGCCGGTGGTGAACACGACGCCGGTGAGGGCGATGGTGTGCGTGGTGTCGCTGGCTGCTTCCAGGCCGCCCACAACGCCGGTCGGAACGGAGGCGTTCGCCGAGATGCGCAGATAGACCGGACCCTGCGACGCTGGAGTACCCGCGTTGACCGACACAATGACCGACCCGAAGTTCTGCACGTCCGCGTAGTCGCCCGGAGGATAGCTGCCGACAACATCCACGCCCGGTGTGGACGGGAAGGAACCGGAGGTCTTGACCTCTTCGAGCGCGATGCCCGCGAACAGGGCTGCGGTCATCGTTCCGCCACCGGCGATGAAATCGGCCACGGACTGGTACGAGTTGGTCGCCGCATTGATCACGACGGTATCGCCGAACTTAATCGGGTTGGCGGTGGTCGTCAGCACCTGGCGGGACGAGATGTTCTGCGGGGCTCCGCCGCCACGAGTGCTGTGGCCGGGGAAACCAAGAGGGAGACCGGTTACTGCGAGTACTGCGCCGAAAGGGGCCATTACTTCACGTCTTTCTGGCCGTTGAATGCGGCCTGAGCTTTTTCATTGAGTCGCGCGATGTACGCGGCATTTTCATCCTGCGAGTCGAGAGCGGCTGCAGACTTCTTCGAGGCAGCGGACTTCACCGCGCTGTATGCGCCCTTGGGGGAGCCACCGCGTGCGGAGTCATTCGCCTTCGCAATCGCCTGGTTGAACGCCTTCTTGATCGCGGCATCCTTCGAGCGAGCGACCAGTGGACGGAGCGTCTTGATCAGATCGGCGTCCAAGGAGACGGCGTCGGTGGGCTCGATGAAAGCGTCCTCGCCCTTGCCCTCTTCCTTCTCTTCCTCTTCCTCATCCGCGTCTTCAGACTCGGCCTCTTCCTCTTCGGGACTGGCATCTGCGTCTGCGTCTTCGGACTCTTCCTCGTCGCCCTTTTCGAGCGCGTCGAGGCGGTCACAGACGGACTTCATGCCGTCGGCGATGCCCTTCAGGGAATCCTTAACCTCGGCGAGCGGGTCGGCATCTTCTGCCTTCTTCTCTTCCTCGGCGGGCTTGGGCTCTTCCTTCTGCTCAAGAGCTTCATCCTTGGCGAAGGCGGTTGCCGCAGCAGCGATCTGCTCCGGCTCAACGTTGTCCTCAGCCATGGACGAGATGCCCTTGCTGAAGAACCAGTCTTTAATCTTCATCTTTTGTTTCCTTTGGGGTTGCGGGATGTCGGCACTGTCGTTGATACGTGCCTCGGCTCCGGCGCGGCCCTTTGGGACGACTGCCACGTGGTTTCCGATGATGCTTTCCTGGGAGAGGCGATTGCCGTCCCAGGCGAGTTTGTAGGTGTATCCGCAGGAGACTTCTCTCTTGCGGCGCTGCAATACGTCCTCTCCCAGGTCGGGATCGGTGATGATGATGTCGCCCAGCAGCGGAATATCGCCGTTGCTTAGCGGGGTGTCGCCCTTGCGGATGTTTTGTACATGGCCACGGTTCAAGTCCGCGTGGTTGTCGGTATCGAGGAAGTCCTTCGGATGGTTATCCGTGACTGCCTTCGCCTCGTATGACGCCATCGAGGCATCGGAGAACACTTCCTCCGGTGACCGAAAGACCGATACGACCTCATTCGGGTCGTTGAAGCGATCCAGCAGTCCAAGGTCTTTGAGCTGCGTCTTTGAAAGCTGCGAGACTTTGTAATCCTGGTAGCCGGTGCGGGCGATGACAACATCCCGCGCGATTACATATCCTTCGGGCGTGCGGGCGATGTTTTCGGAGAGCGCCAGGCCGTAGTAGTCGATGCTCATGCCGCAATCCTTTGAAACTGTGCCCGCGTCATGCGGGTGATCACGCCATTCGCGTACACGCGATGCGGCCAGCTCACCTCATCGAGTGAAACCAGCGGCAATGCAAGGCACCTGCAATTTGGGCAGCCACCGGGCGCGTAGTGACCCAGGGTTGACTTCTCACCGGCGAGTGCTTCCGGGGCCGGTGGATCGGAGAAGCGACAGAGAACGCCGTCCATCTTGCGATGGCTGAGCCGGACTCTTCCGTCCTCACTCGTGCGCCACTCGAACCAGCCAATTCCGATTGCTTCCGCTCGGGCCTGCGTCACAGCCGTTTCCGACTTTGCCGTTTCGGTTCGCGCGATCAGGCGTACAGAAGAGGCCCGCATTTCCGGGAGCCGTTCCTGGAGAGCTTTCGCGATCGTCTCGGACCGCATCCCGCGCCGCTGTTGTGCTGCGACGAATGCGTTCGTCTTATCCGCGATGTCCGTGGGCAGGGTGCGGATCAGTGATGCGTTCTGCCGCACCAGCCGTTCCACTTCCAGACCCACCGGACCGCTTAATTCTTGCTGCAGCAGGCGACGGATGAGCCGTGACTTCGTGCTCTCATTAGCCGCTGCTCGCCATCCCTGTGCGTTACGCACCTGGACGGCGGTGATCATGTTGCGGGCGATACGCTCGGCAAATTCCTCGGATGGGGCTTCGAGGTAGTCGAACAGAGCCCGTTGGAACGATGTCTCAATCCGCTTCGGCTGCTCCCAGCTCTTCAGTCGGCTTGTCGTCATCGGTCAGACTTTCGAGGGAAGGAACGTCGCCCTGATCGTGAACGTCATCGTCGGCTGAATCGATCTGCTCCTGGGTGATCCAGGTGTATTCGCCGATAGGATCGCCGAGGCGTTTCAATCCGGTGAGTGTGGACTTGCGCCCGTACACACCACGATCGAAGCCCCCGAAGATGGCGTCGGAGCCGGTCTTCATGAGTTCGACCTTGTCCTTGCCGGTCATGGAACGAATCGACGGGAAGTCCAAATCAAGATCGTCAGGAACCGCGCCGATCTCACTCATGCAAATGACTGGATAAAGCTGCTGCTCCAGAACAGGGCGGAGGTCAACGTTTTGAAACTGCGAAATGCGATCTTCATAAATCTGTAGATCGGCGTCGTTGCTCTGTCCGAGGCCAGAGATCGTCCTGCCGTACAGGATCGAGACCGGAATCTCAGCAGCGCCGGACACAAAGAGCTGAA